TTAGTTAAAGAGTTTAACGAGAGTGCTTGGATGTGCTGTCTGAGCGCACTACGGGATGCACGGAGCGGTGTTAACAAACTAGTTGAAGCTGGTTACCGGTTTGTGTGTATCACTAGCATGAGCTTGGATCCATATGCACGGCAGTTACGGATCGAGAACTTGGAAAAGGTTTTTGGAGAAGGTGTGTTTTTGGATGTCATTTGTTTGGACACTGGTGCAGACAAAGATGATGCACTTATGCCTTACAAAAATACTGGACTGTGGTGGTTGGAAGACAAGACTGAAAATGCTGTGCTTGGTGCAGACATGGGACTGCAAACCATCCTAGTTACACACGAGCATAACGCTGATTGCGACGACAGTCGGATTAAAAAAGCAAACAACTGGGCTCAGATCGTTGATTTTATTGCTTAATTAATACTTTCGTCTCCGTAGATGTTCAATACTTCTTGAACGGCAGGGTGTCTTTCGACATCCTGTTTTTTAAATTCTACAAATCCAATACGATTAGTATCAGATGCTTTAAGTAGACTGATAAAGTCTTTTAACCCATTATTATCATACCCCCTGTCATGTTGAGCTAAGTCTCCAGTTACAATAATGCGGCTGTTAGCACCAATACGTGTTAGCAGCATTTTCATTTGATTGGATGTAGCATTTTGCATTTCATCAGCAATGATGTACGCATCTTTAAAAGTACGTCCACGCATATACGCTAGTGGTGCTACTTCAATAACACCATCCTCAATCATGCTTGTAATTTCTTTTGGAGTGTAGTAATCTTCGAACACGTCAAATATTGGTCGTGTCCACGGCGCCATCTTTTCAATTAGTGTTCCAGGTAAAAAGCCGTGTTGTTCATCCACGCTAACCGCTGGTCTTGTCACAACTATTTTTTCGCAATCTCCGTTTTTGAGTGCCCTTACCGCTGCTAGTACGCCTAGCATAGTTTTGCCTGTACCTGCTGGTCCAGTTGCGAATACGATGTTTTTAGTATCATCGTCTAGTAATGCCAAGTAATCCTCCTGTGTTAGGTTTTTTGGTAGTATTACTACCCTTGAATTACGCTTTTTATATTTCCCGAAGTCAACGATTGGCTCCGAACTATTGAATGATTTGGTTTTTCTAGCTCTCTTAGTCACCTAGTGATCTCCTTTTGATTTGCTAGATCCGAGCCCAAATTGTTCAATAGTATTTAACACATTGACAAAAAACACAAGATATATTATACTAAATCATAAATTCTGTAAAAAGTATAAATACTGTTATAAAACAGCCCAGGTATAATTATATGATTGATACACAACAAATTAAAGACACAATTGCTAGTGTTTATGACGGCAACACTGCCCTAGATATGCTACTAGAGTTTGAAGGCGTACTAGATCAACTGCATCTATATGCATATAAAAATTGGATGGTAGGAGAAGTAGTTGCTGGTCCTGACATCAGTCGTTATTGGATTGAAGTTACACTGATGTATCCACATAAAATGATGCCTGACCCAGAGGGTGCTCTACGTTTAACAAAGCACGGCTGTTATGTATATTTCCAGAAAGAGAAATATATTACAAACATGGACATTAAAACACCTGATGATTTAGAGACCAATGATAAAGGCGAACGTAAGCCTAAAAAGGTTAAAACAGATGTTTGGTTAGTTAAAATTGCAATGCCACGTCACTTTGTAGATGAATTTAAAAGTGAAAAGATTAATGTTAACGGTGTTGAAATTGATATGAGCGATGTTGATGATGCCTATAATGAGGGCTTAGATGACGCAGAGGAAGCCAAGAGTGATGATGTATCCAGTCAGTAATATATTTGAAGGTCTCAGTTATGAAGAGATGCAGGGTCTGGTACTGGGCACAGTAAGTATAGACCAATATAAACCAAAAGTAGATAGAGAAGAAAACGTTTGTGTAGTTGCAATTACAGTTAGTTACGAGCAGCCAGCAAAAGATTTAAGTAACTTTATTGAAACTGGTGCACTAGATCATTTGGATGTAGAAATAAGTGGCGCACCAAATAATGACGGTGAATATAAAGTTTTTATAGAATTTAGCAGAGATAAAGACTTATACAAAAAAATTAGAGATATGCTAAACAGCATCAATCGTATTACTAGTGACAAAGGTGAATGGAAATTTACAGGTTATAAAATGGAAGGCGATCAAGTTTTCAATAAAGATAACTTCAATAAATTTATTATGAGTACACCGGAAGATTACAGAAAAAGATTCAATCGCCAACCAGAAGACCAGATTAAAGAAAGAATGGAATTTTTGGTTAAGTATTAATGGCTAAAGAAGAAACTTTTACGTTTGCAGGCAAAGTAATAGAGTGCTTGCCTAATGCAACATTTAAAATAGAACTGGAGAACGGTCACAATATTATTGGATTAATCAGTGGTAAGATCAGAAAGTTTAATATCAATATACTTTTAGGTGATACTGTTGACGTAGAAATGTCTCCATATGATTTGTCCAAGGGCCGTATTGTTTATAGGCACAAGTAATGATTAGAGTCTATGCATTTTTGATTATTTTAGGTCTGCTTGGCGGAGCAGGGTATGGTGCCTATTGGTATTATCAAGATAGTCAGAAAAAAATAATGACATTAACTGAAAATAATGCTAAACTGGAGACAGCAGTTGAGACAAATGAAGCTGCTCTTGAAAGTTTACAAGCCAGCTATGCGGCACAAACACAAGAGCTAGACAGTCTTAATGCTGCATATACAAGTATAAGAAGACAAAATCAGTTACTGGCTGATAAACTAGAACGTTTAGATTTAACTGCGGCTGCTATTGCAAATCCAGATGCAATAGAACGTGCAGTCAATCGTGGAACTGAAAATGCTGGTAGATGTTTTGAACTACTAAGTGGAGCGGAACTAAATGACAAAGAAAGGAACGCTGAAAATGGCGAGGCTTTTAACAAAGAGTGTCCTTGGCTTTACGATGATTATAGGGCTCGCGGCTTGCTCGCAACCCCAGATAGCACCGATTGAGATTAGTGCAAAGCCAATCAATAAGCCAAATTTAACACTACCTCCTGTTGATGAACTTAACATGCGCAAGGTTGAGTGGATTGTTATCAACAGTGACAATGTAGATGAAGTAATGGCAGAGCTTGATTCCAGGGGTCAGGCATTTGCACTGTATGCACTCACTGGCGATGGATATGGTGATCTTGGTTTAAACTTTAGTGACATCCGTGCACTTGTACAGCAACAACAGGCTATGATTGTTGCATATGAAAACTACTATAAACAATCTGAACGTGTAATTAACGAGCATAATAATAGTTTAAATGACTGATCCTTATCGTGTCCTGGGTGTTAATCGTAACTCCAGTGACGAAGAAATTAAGCAAGCATATCGTAAATTAGCTAAACAACACCATCCAGACCGCGGCGGTGATCAGGATAAGTTTAAGCAAGTAAATGCTGCATATGATCAGATAAAAGACAAGGATAGTAGACAAAGTTTTGAGCAGCCACAACAGTCAGGCGGTAATCCATTCAATGATATGAATATGAATGATATATTCAGTCAGTTTGATAATCAATTCAATTTTAATTTTAGACAACCTAAGAACAAGGATATTACAATTACGTATAATATTTCGCTAGAAGAATTACTTTCTGGTGTAAATAAAGACATAACAATACACATTAGCAGAAGCAAAACAAAAACAGTGAATATTCAGATACCTGCAGGGGTACCAAACGGAAGTAAAATTAAGTTTAGTAGATGTGGTGATGATACAAATCAACAACTTCCTCCAGGCGACTTATATGTTACTGTTTTAGAGCAAAAGCACCCTATATACACACGCATAGACAACAACTGTTTAGTTAAAGAAACTATATTCGTAAAAGATGCAATACTTGGTAATACTATTGAAGTGTCAGGTATTGACAAAAAGAAATATAGTGTTAAAATAAAACCAGGTACACAGCCAGGAACAAAGTTAAGAATCCCAGAAGCTGGCTTCCCAATATATGGAACACGTAAAACAGGCGATCTTATTATACAGATCAATGTGAGTATTCCTGCTAGCACGGATCCTGATACAAAAATAAAAGACCTATAAGAGGAAAAATTTAATGGCAAATGAACACATTGAGTTAATGGTATCTAAAGCATTTAAAATTGCTGAGATGCATGCTCATGAATATGTTACCCTAGAGCACATTTTATGTGTGTTATTTGAAGATGATGATATTATTGAATTAGTAAAAGAGATTGATGGCAACCCTATTGATATTCTTGACCATGCTCACGCATATGTTGCAACTGAGCTTGACAGTATTAAAGTAGACGAGGACGGTTTACGTCCAAGAAAGACTACTACACTGGAACGAGTTTTTAATCGTGCAATTACACAGGCATTATTTCATGGCAGACAGACACTTAATCCAATTGACTTGTTGTTGAGTGTACTAGCAGAAAAGAATAGCCAAGCAGTGTTTATCTGCGAAATGAATGGTGTAACTAGAGAAATTATTTTAGAATATTTAAGCGCATTGGAAAAAGAATACGAACAAATGGCAAAACAAGGTAGCAATACTGGCGACCAAGTTCTGCGAAAATACACAGTTAATTTAAATCAAGAAGCAAAAAAGCACAAACTAGACAAGTTAATTGGCAGAGAGCAAGAAGTAGATCAATTAGTACAAACACTTGCCCGCCGTAAAAAGAACAATGTTGTACTAGTAGGCGATGCTGGTGTAGGTAAAACTGCTATTGCAGAAGGTCTGGCATACCGTATTGTACATGAAGATGTACCTGACACTATTGCATCACATACAGTTTATAGTTTGGATATTGGTGCACTATTGGCAGGCACAAAGTACCGTGGTGATTTTGAAGAGCGTATGAAAGAGATCCTGGATGTACTGGATAAACGTGATGATGCTATCCTGTTTATTGATGAAATCCATATGATTATGGGTGCAGGTAATGCTGGACAAGGCGCAATGGATGTTGCTAACTTGTTAAAGCCAGCACTGCAAAAAGGTCGACTACGCTGTATTGGTAGTACAACATATGAAGAATATCGTGAAAAGTTTGAGAAAGACCGTGCACTAGCTCGCCGTTTTTATAAGATTGATGTTCCTGAACCAACACCAAGTGAAGCAAAAGAAATTGTCAAGCAGAGTGTAAGTGCTTATGAAATTTACCATGAGATGCAAATTACACCAGAAGCAATCAATGCCGCAGTTGATTTAAGTGTACAATACTTGCATGACAAGAAACTGCCAGACAAGGCATTTGATGTTATTGATAGTGCATTTGCTCGTCAACGTACACGTAAACCAGAAGAGCGTATTATTACTATTACTGATGAACTTATCAAATATGAGATCAGTAAAATGGCACGTATTCCACTGGACACAGTTGTTAATGTTAAGCGCCGTGAAACACAAATGATTAACATTGAAGAAAAACTACGTGAGCGTGTGTTTGGACAGGACCAAGCAATTGACTTATTGGCAGACGCTGTATACATCAGTAAAGCAGGACTTAAATCTAAAGACAAGCCAGTAGGTACATATTTGTTTACTGGACCAACAGGTGTTGGTAAAACTGAAACAGCAAAAGCAATTAGTGAGTTGTTAAACATGAACTTGGTACGCTTTGATATGAGTGAGTATCAAGAACGTCATACAGTTGCTAAGTTGATTGGCGCACCTCCAGGCTATGTAGGACATGGTGATGGTAAAACTGGTAGTGGACAATTGATTAACGAATTGGAAAAAACACCAAATTGTGTATTGCTATTGGATGAAGTTGAAAAGGCACACCCTGATGTATTGAACGTTATGTTACAAGTAATGGACAACGGTATGGTTACCAGTAGTGATGGTAAAAGTGTAAGTGCACGTAACGCAGTTGTTATCTTGACCAGTAACTTAGGTGCGGCAGACAGTGAAAAGAATGTTATTGGCTTTGGTGGCGGAAAACATGACGGTGCACAAGACAAAGCAGTTAAAAGTTTCTTTAGTCCTGAATTCCGTAACCGTTTAGATGCTATTGTTAAGTTTAATAAACTTGACCGTGGGCACATTAATCAAGTTACTGACAAGTTTATGACTGAACTAAAGTACATGGTTAAAGATCGTGAAATTGATCTTACATGGACACCAGCAGTTACCAATTGGTTAAGCGATCGTGGATTTAATGAGACAATGGGTGCAAGACCAATGGCTCGTGAAATTAATGAGAATATTAAAAAGCCACTGGCACGTAAACTGTTGTTTAGTGATTCAACACACAATAGAATTGAGATTGATATTCAAAATGACCAAATCCAAATCAACTATATCTGATGTTAGAAAAGCATGCAGTGATGTGTGCACGTATGTTTATACAGAAAAACTATTTTTCAAAACTTATTCATTGCGATTAGGATTTGATAACATTCAGTTATGGACATTATTTGGATTTAGACATGGTGGTGGTTATTCTATAACCAATAATGAAGACCGCCGTGAGGATATGAACAAACTTCGCAATGTTCATAAAAAGATTACACAGTTTTTGGATAGTAATAAAATTGATTATAGACTTAGGCGTGAAAGTAAATTTCACGTCTACTTAAACGATACTGATATTGCAATCAAGCTAATTAAAAGATTTAGATTGTTTTTGATTGATGTACACGGCCCTGCAAACGAAGTACAGCGTGACACAATGAAAAACAATTGTAAAATTTTGGTTAGAGATAATTTATTTTATAAAAAATATCGTTATAAAATAATATGGCCTGGCAGTACTGAAATTGTAGATGGTGGTGCTGAACACATATATGATATATTAAAAACACTGGACGAAGATAGTTATAGGCTGAGTGATAATTTTAGGATTGCTGCCAATATTACTGGCACTACCAGCAGGACTCGATATGCAAGTTACATATCTAGACAATTAACCAGTGGTTGGCGGCGGCTTTATGATTGGCATAGAGTAACAATTTATCTTAAAGATGAAACTGATTATTTACAAATTAAACTCATGACTCCCTACAAGACACTGGAAGAGCTAGAAGTAGTAACTCAGGACGAAATAGATTCAGATAAATAACTATAGTTATTTTATAGGAGACTACTATGGCAAAAATTGCAGAAACAATGTTTGTGGTTAAAGCCAGTAAACTGCTAAGGGATAGTGACGAAGATCATGAAATTATTGATCAGGATACACTAGTTCAGCTTGAAGCTGTAATTCAAGAATTAGCAGGTGAAGGTACACTTGTAGAGATTATTAAGGAATAAAAATGAGCACCGTCAGTTATACAATGTTAACACATCAAGACAGTTTAAACTACACTGGAGACAAAATCCGTGCAGACGCTTACTATGGTAATACTGACGGCCTACACACTGTGAGTGTAAACTTCAGTGATTTTGTAGGAAGATTATATATTGAAGGTACACTAGTAAGTGATCCACAGGACAATGATTGGTTTCCAATTTATCTGACTAGTGGCAGTACTTACAAACAGTATCCACAACTTCCTGGTTCACCAACAGGCATTGTAGGTGACACTGGTGCTGATGCATTTACGTTTAGATTAAACACCATGTACTTACGTGCAAGAGTAGATCGTACATATTTAAATGCACAAGCATATGACCAAGCACAACATGGCAGAATTGACAAAATACTTTTGAACGTCTGAGTATAAATACTACTAACTAAACGATAAAGGTATTTGTAGTATGGCAGTATTTGCATGTTCATCAACAATAACGTCCCAGACACAACCAATGATATCTTTCAATCCTGCTGTATTGCAGGCAGATATGGTATTACAGTTTGACATTACACTAGGTGTTTTTGTTGCACGAACGTTGAGTGTGGGCGGAAATGCAGTGTTCAGTGACGTGAGCTCATTAGGCACTGGTACAAGTGTCTATGGCGGTAGAACAGACGGCACATTAAATTTAAGAAGCATTAAAGCAGGCAACAACTTAACAGTCACAACTGACGGTAATGATATTACTATTGGTATTGCCAATGGAGGTACACTGTTAAACACAGGTGACAATGTTGGCACTGGTGCTGAAGTTTATAAAGAAACAGTAGACAATGTTCTTAATTTCCGTACAATTTCATTACATCCAGACAGTAAAAATTTAACTATTACACAAACAGATGACGAGATTGTTTTCAGAGGTTATGGTGAAGTAAACACTGTATCCAGTATTGGTACGGGTACAAGTATCTTTGATAACAAAACTGGTGAAGATTTACAATTCCGCAGTATTGTTGGCGGTAATAACTTAAACGTTACTATTAATGGTTCTGACATCATATTTGATGTTGACTTTAATTTTAATGTCAGTGCAGAGGGTGGATTACTTGTTGTTAGAAACGGGGAAGTTACTCCACTTGATCCACCAACTACACTTGATAGAATATATGTACTAACAACAGGCACTGGCGGTGTCAGTGAAGTTGGTTGGGATACCACTGCAATTACAAGATCAATGCGTATTACTTTTGAAGCTGATGGCAGTTTGGAAGATGTATTGGATGTTCCAAGTGATATGACTGCAACTAGAATTGGTAATCAGATTACCGTAACACACCCGTTTGGTACATGGCCTAAATCTGTAAGTTATTATGGCCGTGATAATATTACAAATAAATTTAAATTAAGATATCCAACTGGTAACTATCAGGTACAATTAGATGGAAATAATCCAACTACCACATTTACTATTGACGTAATTGCCGCAGTTGCTGGTGCCGACGCTAATGGATACGCATATGTGAATTTGGTGTTCTAAAAATATGACTAATATTGCCCCTCCAAAACTACTAAGTTTATACTTGAGAACTCAAGAAATTACAGATCGCTGGCCAGGGCAGTCAGGTGTAGATGATGCTGCTGGTGAACCTAAACAGTGGCGGTTTATTGCTGATGTTAATGCACAGTTACACAGTAGCCACAACAGTGTTGTTCCTATGCAATATGATGCCAGAGATATAAAAGTAGGTGATTACGTAACAACTGGTTCAAATGGTAGACTTCTTGTAATTGATGAAATCATAAACTTAGTGACAACTGGACAAATTGAATTCAAAGCCAGTGATGAAGATAAAATGAATGCCATCACTGACTATACTCAGTATGCAGACGGTAGTCTAATAGATGGTCCTGGATTTTTGTTTGAAACTAAAAACCAGATGCCAGTGTTGTTCCCACTGCCAGATGTATTGCCAGCCGGATTTACCAGAGGGTTTGCTACGCAAATTATGAGTAGATTTACCCAACGTGGTAAAAATGATACTCTGCAAGTTTTTCAACCCACACATAATTTTAGCGTTGGTCAAGCCATAGTCCTAAACAGTAATGGTGTTTATGCACCGGCAAACTTTTTGACTGATATTAGTCAAGATGCAAAACGTATTATTGGTATCGTAGAAGAAACAAATTACCCAACAGATGATTATTTTAGAATAAGAACTGTAGGACCAGTTGTAGATATTGAACTGGCTGATGGTGGTCCAGGAGAATTATACTTTTTAGATAATGCCAGTAGCGGTGGTGAGTTAATAAACTTTAGTCCCAACAGTATTGATAGCAGAACTGCTGGACAACCAATTTATATAAAACTTGATAATACTCGTGCGGTATTCAACCCAGCTGGTAGTGTAGATGTTGGTAGTATCAGCAGTAGCTATGTAATTGACACACTGACAGATCTACAAAATATAGCAAATCCAAGTGACGGAGATACTGCATATGTTCATGACATTGGGGTTGGTGATTGGGGATTTTATATTTACGATGCTGGCCAATGGATTCTTATGCAGAGCCAGTCTGGTTCAGCAGTTGATGCCAGAAGTTTTGAACGCAGTATTACCCATTTGAGCGCAAATACCACTGTTATCTATAAAGTGAGTGGTTTAGCCAGGGTTGTAAATGTAAGTTTACGAATAGTTACTCCTTTTGATAATGGTGCAACTATTACAGTAGGTGACCAATATGACAATTCCAAATATATGACAGAACATGAAAATGATACAAGTGTCACTGGAGAATATCAGAGTTTTCCTAGTGAAATTTATGCACAAACACAAAAAGAAGATATTAATGTTTATTTAAATGCTAACGGTGCAACACAAGGTGAAGCACGAGTTTTGATAACATATGTATAAATAAGTATAACAAGAGGATTAGGAACAACAGATGGCACTCACAAAACAATATGGATTATCAGGTTTATATTCAGACGTTCAGTTTGGTAAGTCAAACGGTCGAATTAAATTTGATAATGCGGATAACGCATTTAACGCTAGAAACCTTGCTGACAATGACTATGTAAACTTTCGTGTAGCTGAACCAGTTGAAAACCGTGATGCTGCCACAAAATATTATGTAGACAGTGTTGCACAAGGTTTAAAACCAAAAGCAGCCGTTAGGGTTGCAACAAATGGCTTAACAAGTATTGACAGCAATGTCAATAGCGGAACAGCAACAGATGATATGACAAACTTGTCATACAGTAACGAAGTTTGGACACTAACAGGCGGTGTAATTGACGGTGTTACACTAGCAGATGGTGATCGTGTACTGATTAAAGACGCAACTGGCGCTGACGCAGTTGGTAACGGTATTTGGGTATTTGACAGCAGCGCAGGTACACTAAGTCGTGCACCAGATGCAGATAACGCTGCGCCAGCTGGTGAAGCGGCAGCAAGTGCTGGTGGTAGTATTGTACTACGTGGTACAGTACAAGACCCATACGCTGGGGCAACTGTTTATGAATATAATTTAACTGCTGATGGCGTTAACTATACTGCTAGTGGCGCAGGCGCAATTGGCGTGATTCAGTCAATGGGCGTGCCAGGACTAACAGTTGAATTTCAAGATGCTGGTGGATTAATTAGTCTAGTTACATTGATCTATACTGGTTCTTCAATTACACTAACCGATACAACCAGTGCTGATCCATCTGGTTGGACATTAACTGGACATACGCTAGGCACATACACTGGTTCAGCCGCAAATGCTGCTGGTAGTGAAATGGGTGGCGGTGTATTTGTATTCGTATTGGAAGGTACAGTATGGCAAGACAGTGGATGGGTTGTAAACAATCCAACTGGTAATGCTACACTTGGTACAGATCCAATTACTTGGGCACAGTTTAGCCGTGTAAGTGGCATTTATGCTAACGACGGTCTGGCACAAGACGGTAATAGAATTTATGTACGTACAGATGGCACAACAATCCATCTAGATAATGACGACCTTGCTGTTAAATCAAGTACTACACAATACCAATCACTAATTAGTGACGGTGCTGGCGGTACAGCAACATGGACAGCGATTAGCTTAGATCAACCAGCTGCAACGACAAATACCTTGCTCCGTAGTCGTGGTGGTTTGGCGGCAGATGTTAGTGCATATGCAGATCAGAGTTTATATCTAAGTGACAATAGTGGTAATACAACAACAGAACTTGCTGTTGGTACATCTAACCAAGTACTACGTGTTGATGGTAGTGGTAATTTAGGGTACGGTACACTGGACTTGGGTCAAACTGGCACAAGTGTAAGTGGTGTACTAGACGAAACAAACGGTGGTACAGGCGAAAGTACATATGCACAATATGACTTGCTATTTGGTGATGCAACTAACAAACTTACAAAATTAAGTGTTGGTTTAAACAACCAAGTATTGCGTGTTAGTGCTGCTGGTGTACTAGAGTATGGTGCTGTTGATTTAGCAGCGGCGGACGCAGTAACTGGTACACTACCTGAAAGTCATGGTGGTACTGGACAAAGTTCATACACATCAGGTGATTTACTATATGCAGGTAATACTGGTGCAGATGGTGTGCTTGCTAAACTGGCAATTGGCACTGACGGTGACGTACTTACAGTTGCAAACGGTCTTCCAGTTTGGACAAACCCAACTAACCAAGTTGGTATTACCAGTACACGCCGTGTAGCAATTGGTACAAGTGATGTTAACATTGGTGCAGCACTACCAGCAAACGTTAGAGTAGTAGAAGCAAAAGTTAATATTACAAGCGCATACACAGCAGGTACAACTATTACACTGGGTAGATCAGGTGCAGTTGGTGAAATTGCAACAGCAGAAGAGATTGATCCAGAAACAACTGGCATTTACCAAGTTGATCTAATGCAACTTTACGGTAGTTCAACACAGTTGATTGCTAGTGTAACAGGCGCAAGTACTGGTGCAGGATATGTAATCGTAACATTTGTTGCAGAATAAAAGTAAAAAATTGACAAGAAAGCATAAATAAAAGTAAGCGCAAAGCGCAAGTTTAAATTTTAGGAGAATTAAAATGGCTTTAACAACATCACAAGCAGTTCGTGCCGGCACTGGCCTAGGCGGACAAACACACATTTTTGTAGTAGCAACAGGCACAAACGTAGAAGTAGCTTGTGCAGAAGCAGCAGAAGCAGGTTTCACAGTTGCAGCAGTAGAAGGTACAGCAAACGGCGATCACATCGCAATCCAAGGTACAGGTGCTGCACCAACACTTACTGACTCAACACTAGTTGTAACATTTGCTGACTAATAGCAATAACATTTAATGTTTTAATAGGCGCCTAGGGCGCCTATTTTTTTGAACTTTTTGTGACTTTTTTGTTGACAAGTAAGGCGTTTTACTTTATATTATAAGAGTAAGATGACAAAGGAGACCAAAATGTTCCGTATTCCCGCTTTTAACAAAATTGATATGACGTTCGAAGAAGCAACTGTAACAATGAAGCATTACGGTCGTGGAGACATGCTGGAGGGTATGCAAGCAATGGACCGTGTTTGGGAAGAACATTGTGCGTCATATGATTCACCACTTGCACGTTTTGACAGCGATAGCGACTTTTATGAATGGTATGAAGCAGAAGTAAATGCTTACAACAAAATTTACGAAACAATGCAGCCACTTTTTGCGTAAGGAGATATAAAATGGAAACTTTTGAATATCAAGGCACTGTGTATGACGTTACTTTTGGTAAATCAGCTATTGTAAGACATGGCGGTCCTTTTGATCGTGGTAGTGCTGACAGTTATTATGGCCGTGGCATACGCCCGCATTATTATGTAGGTGGTACTGGTATGTCTGACCGTGTAGAAAAAGACGATATGACTGATGAAGAAATTAAACAGTACTATGCTGGCTATGAGTACAATGAACAACAGGGTGACAAAAAAGAATGGTAAGGATAAATATCTGTAAGCAAATGCTTATCGACAGCAACGAAAGTTGACTGGCAGTGTCAGTGGCACTGAACGGAGTATAAAATGGCAGTAACACAAAACCTGAAGGGTACAAGTTATCCTTCTTTCAAAATCCACAAGTCTGGCCCTACGTTGTATCAAGGGTCAGTTTCACCATCTGTAGGTAATCCAGCAAGTCCAAGAAACGGCGACTTGTATATGCAACATGGTACAAGCGGAAGGATGTGGATATACAGTCAATCAGCATGGACAGAAATAGAAACAGGCCTTAACGATGCACTGGACTCATTTACACTCAGAAGTACATATGTTCCAGAAGCAAAGAATATACAGTACATTTTAACTGGTACATCCACTGATGCAAACGAAATAGAATTATTAATACAAACAACACTGAGTGCAGATACTACTTTAATTGATGTTACTAACACCACAATTGACGGCAGTACTACTATTACCAGTGGAAGAATTAATATTCCAGATGATACAGCAGGTATTGTTGAAGCTAAAATTGTTGCCCGTGGCGGGACTAACAATGAAAATGCAGGATATATTATCAAGGGTGTAGTTGTTAATGATGCTGGTACAACTGTATTGTTAACTGATCCAATGGAAGAAATTTTAGGTGAAAGTTCAACCAGCTGGTATGCACTTATGGAAGCAAATGACACTACTGATTCAGTAGTTGTTAAAGCAAGTGGTGCAGCAAATGCCACAGTCAAGTGGACAGCATTTGTTAATGTGACATTAGCTACACATGTATAAAACCTCCTAGTATAATTGCTGCAGGAACATTTGGTGATTTAACAATTACTGACAGTATTACTACTATATAAATTTATTGGACAACAAGTCATAATTTCGATAAATACTCTGTGAGAAGGAGTGTTTATTATGGCTAAACAATTACAATCGGACTCTTTATATGCACAGTACGATGTTGACGGAGACGGTATCGTAAGTGATGAAGAAATCGCACGTTCAGAACGCATGATTATGCTAGAAAACGAAGATAAAAGACAAGACGCACAGCGCAATATGGCGTGGTTCGCACTATTTGGAATGTTATTATATCCATTTGCAATCGTGCTAACTGTATTTTTTAATTTAGATACAGCAGGCACACTATTAGGAAATATGGCACCTACATACTTTGTGTCAGTTGCAGCTATTGTTGCAGCATTTTATGGAACACAGGCGTACTCATCTGGAAAAAAGGCTCCAGCGGCAGCGCCAGTAAGTAGCCCAGCGCCAAAACCAGCAGCAAAACCAGCTGCAAAGCCTGCTCCTAAAAAAGAGCCTGCCGCAGAAGAAGAAATTAAAATAGTACGTAAGAGAAAATAATGCAACAGTATATTCGACTTTTAACAGCAAGAGACTTAACTGATCAAGAAATGGATCTATGGTTTGATACTGTATTAAAATTCACACCGCCTGGTGTGCCAATTTATGATGAAGATGAGGATCTTGAAGTAGAAGTTGAAGATGAAGATATTGCTGATGACGGGTTTCCATATGTGTACGTAGTACACTTAACCCGTCATTTAAACAAAACTGAAGCAGAATTTATTGTAAGTGCTTGGGAAATGAGATACGGTGATGACTTTGAAATAGAAGCCAGTAACTTATATGACCCAGACAAAGATATGCAACACCCATTTGAAATTGAAATGGAAGATGATGTATATGAAAATATCAAAGAAACAGCCGCAAAGTTTATGCATAACCGTTGGGTAGAAAGCAAAAACTTGGATGGCTGGCGTTATGCAACTCGTCTTAGCATTGGTGAAAAAACACACCCAGCTATGAGAGATTGGGATAGTTTGCATAACAGATACAAAAAATATCCAACTATGACAAAAACAGAAGCACTGGATTTTTATACAAAGTATAAACATTTATTCAATTAAGTGTTGACAACCAAGACGCTTTACTCTATACTGATATAGTAACAGTAAGGAGACACTTATGAGCTATCTAGTAACAGAACCCGGCTTAACTATTTTTAACTTTGCACAAAAAATTAGTGCATCGCAGTACCAACTTGCACAACAAGTATACGGCTCAGATGCGTTTATTGCTGTACCTTATACACGTAAACAACAGCAAGCAATCCGTGCAAACTTCCCTAGCAAGTTTAAGCATACCTTTACTGCAAAACAAACAACAGAGTTATTACAACAATATGTTTAATAGTAGCATAAAACGTATCGGGTTCGCATGTAAATACATGCACCCGGACCAAACACAAAAGCCTAAAATACTTAAAGAAATTCAGTCACAGTATACTGAAAGATCTACAACTATTACATGGCTTAACAGACAGTCACGTGAAGTAGCAGAGCAAAGACTTTATGAAATTGCTTTTGACAACGTGGCAAATTTAGAAAGGCTAATTAGATATGTTGGATCTTTACCAGAATCATTACGCATGGTACGTATTGGCAGTAATTTGTTGCCTGCTTATACTCATGGTGATTGGGCTTATTTCTATAGGCAAGCAGATCTCCGAACACGGCTCGAGCGAGCGTACTCGAAAGTTGGCGATATTGCACGTGAGCTTGATGTACGCTTGTCTATGCACCCTGGTCAGTTTACCGTTCTTGCTTCCGATAATCCGGATGTGGTCGAACGTTCATTAGAGGAGTTTGAATATCATGCGGATATCATCAGGTGGATGGGCTACGGTCAGAACTGGCAAGACTTCAAGTGTAACGTCCACATCTCAGGTAAAAAAGGTCCAGCCGGTATCCAAGACATCCTTCCAAGATTGTCTACAGAAGCACGAAACACTATCACTATCGAAAACGACGAAAACTCCTGGGGACTCGAAGCAAGCCTAGAGCTAAGTAAAGATGTACCCTTGGTGATGGACATACATCATCACTGGGTCAAGACAGGAGAATATATTCGACATGACGACGAGCGCATTAGTATTATTATCGATAGTTGGCGTGGTGTGCGTCCTACTATGCATTACAGCCTTAGCCGTGAGGACTATATCAAGGATGCTTCATCAAGTGTACGACCAGACATGGACACACTACTTGAATCCTCATACAAAAAACAAAAACTAAGAGCACATTCAGACTATTGCTGGAATACTGCAAGCAATGAGTGGGCCTTGAGTTTTTGGGATAAATTTGATATTATGGTAGAGGCTAAAATGAAGAACTTAGCCAGTACACAACTTTATCAACAGTATTATATGCAAAAAGATCCATTTACTGGTATACTAAAAGCAGCATAAAACCTCCCTGTATAGCATAAATAAGTGTAATACAGGGGATTATTTTATGTCAAGACAATTCGTAAATATTGGCACAGTAGCAAATGACGGCACTGGTGAACCAATACGTTCAGCATTAGATAAATTAAATGATAACTTTATTGAAGTTTATACTGCGTTAGGTGGTGACACATTAACTACTATTATCAATAACGGTGAACTTGATCTTACTGGATCAAACAAGATTACATTTTTATTCAATGATACACTAGATTTACCAGCAGCTAGCAGTTACCACGGCATGTTTGCGCATGTACACACACAAGGTGCTGCCTATTTTGCTCATGCAGGTAATTGGGTTGAATTAGCAAATAAAAGTGATCTAAGTAATATTAATATTGGTGATTTAGTTGATGTAGATACTACAACAACAGCCCCGACAAATGGACAGGTGTTAAAATGGAGCAGTGCAAACAGTGCTTGGGAACCTGCCAATGATACAGGCCCCAGTGCATTAACTGATCTAGGTATTAGTGATGGTACAAACGGACAAGTTTTAACAACTGACGGTGCTGGTAACTTTTCATTTACAACTGTAACAAGTGGTACTAGCTATACTAACAGTGATGTTGATACACACCTTAATACAAGTACAGCAGGAACAAATCAACTTCTAAGTTGGGATGGTAGTGATTATGCATGGGTAACTGATCAAACAGGCAGTGGCGGGACATCATATAACCAATCACTTGATACTACAGATGATGTTACGTTTAATACATTAACAGTTGATAGTTTATATATTACTGGTACTGGTTTAACAGATATTAATAGTACCACTGATATTAACTTAAATGCAACAAATCGTGTTGCGGTAGGAAATACTACTCCTTTTAGAGTTGCTAACTTTACAACTGCACAACGTGATGCTTTAACTGCACTAAATGGAGACACAGTTTATAATACTGATACAAACAAATTCCAGGGATATGCAAATGGTGTTTGGGTAGACTTGCATTAAGATAGGAAACATAATGAATAGATACATAGTAACACTAGCTAATGTCGATGTTGTAGAAGATTTTTTAAACACTATTAGAACTGATAACACCACAGACACTGATAACTTAATACCTACTAGAGCAGTGTCAATATCTAACCCAATGGAATTAAGTTTAAAATCAACAGAATTTTTCCTAACTCAAGAAGAAGCATCATTATTAAGAAGTCATAAAGATGTTAAGGCAGTCGAAGTCTTTACATTTAACACATATGATATATTTGCTGAACAGCGTGATATATTTTGGAGGAATGGCACAAGTGTATTAGATGGATATTTTACAAACTGGGGGCTGTTTAGTACTTCTAGAAAAGACCCACTAGCCTATATAGAAGGCGAAACTGACATATTTGATCCGTTGAGAGTGTATGATATTAGCACTGGTGTCAAATATCCTTATGCACTTGATGGCACAGGTGTAGACGTTGTAATTCAAGATAATGGTGTTATGACCGGACACCCTGAATGGGAAGATGCTGACGGTAATACTAGACTTATGGAAATCGATTGGTATGCAGAAACTGGTAGTAGTGGTGCAATGTCATCATCTCATTATGGTGACGTAGGGTATCACGGAACACATGTTGCAAGTATTGCAGCAGGAAAAAGACACGGTTATGCTAAAAATGCACGTATATATAGTATACGTTTTGATTCAGCAGGCGGGATTGGTACAATCGACTGCTTTAATTTAATTAGATTGTGGCATGAACAAAAACCTATTGATCCTAATACTGGATATAAACGACCAACTATCGTTAACGCAAGTTGGGGGTACGGTTGGTATGTTCCAGGTTATATAGACAGCAATTCTTTAACTGACGTTGTATTCAGAGGAACAAGTACAGGTACAACTTCTCTAAATGGATCAAATTATAGATCTCTTGGATTTGGTCCTTCTGTTAGACATGAAGCATCAAATATAGCAGTTAACGAAGCATGTCAAGATATGATAGATGCTGGTGTTGTATTTGTCAATGCAGGTGGAAATTCAGGTTATAAACATGACCTGCCTGGAGGTATTGATTATGACAATCATTACACTTCTAGTGGCGACTGGATTGATATACCAGCTGGTGATCCAATTTATTATAATAGACCTGGTTCACCATGGTCAGCTGATGGTATTTCTGTTGCTAATTACTCAAATACTGGCATAAATGTTTTTGGCGCTAGTCTCGGAGAAGTATTGACAAGAAGTTCTGTACGTGGCCCAGCAAATGATATTGCAGCACCAGGGACTAGGATTTGGGCGGCAACAAACAATGCTGATATGCTTGCACTTGACCCAAACAGAACTTTTTCGGCTAGTTATTTTGGTAATAATGCGTACAATAATTTATGTATTACTGGCACAAGTATGGCAGCACCGCAAGTTACTGGTATATTAGCACTATACTTGCAAATAAATCCTACAGCTACTAGTGCACAGTGTAAAAAATGGTTATTAGAGTTTGCTAGTGTAAATAAATATCAGGTTGAAACAGAAGATAGGGATAATACATCTGATCCAAACTATTTCGACGATTCATCATTCCAAGGAATGGCTAAAAAGTTTTTAATTAATCCATTTAGTGAAAAATACACCACAAAACTAAATGACACAAAAGAAGAATACGGATACGGTTTTGTAGTTTCTAGTTTCACTGTGGACGAAGTTGAAAGCCCAACAACAACAATAACAGTACAGGCAAGGCAAGATTTACCAGAATCAAAACGTACTGTTTCATATGAAATTTTAGGTGATGGAATAACACAAGACGATGTAGATGTTCCACTAACTGGTAATATGACGTTTTCATTAAATTCTGATAATATCTGGGAATCTACACTAACTATAACAGTAACAAATGATGAACTCACTGAAGGTACTGAACGTTTATTGTTTAGGATTGATTCAGGTGATACTGCATTAATAACAATAGAAGACACATCAAATAGAACACCAGGAATCATAATAACACCAGATTTAAACAATCCATCTAGAGACGGAGACGTAATTTATGAAGGTGAATCATTAAGTTATGCAGTGCGAGGAAACGGGTATATACCTACCAATGACACATATACATTTTATGTTAGGATGGACGGAAACATAAACAACTCTGACTTCTACGCCTTTGCAAATTACCAAAGCGGAATACCATACAGCGTATCAGCTGGTGAAGAAATTGAAATAAATTTTGGGTTTGTGGCTGACTATGTTTCTGAAAGTCCTAAGACATTTGAAATAATATTTGAAGAAAGAGATGGCGACGGCAATGTAACTCAGCTTTACAGGACAGTACATGTATTAGAAGATAGACCGAGTATTAATTGGACTTTTGAAATTGAGCCTGAAAACGCTTTTGATGAAGGCGGCCCAGGCTCTGTTTATGAACAAACAGCAGTAGTTATAAAAGCTACTCCAGAAGATATTACCCTTGCACCTCCTGGCACACCAGTTTGGATTACACAAACTTCTGGGTCTGCTTATGAAGGATCTGACTACCAGCCATTAGGCCAGCAAGAATTTACTGTAGGAACTATAGGATATGCAGGAGCATCAATGTATATATTCAACGATGCACAGACTGAAGCACCTGAATTCTTTTACTTGAGATTATATGATAGTCCAGTGACTACGAGTGCAAACCTTAAAGGTGAAATACAGGTTAAAATTTACGACAGACCTCCAGTTGAATATAATGTTGCTGTAACTGGAACTCAACCAGTTGATCCTAATCCTGAGTTATATGAAAATCCTTTTTATGAAGGCTCAAGTTTTACAGTTACTTTAACACCTAGTTATGTTTACAATCTCCCCAGTCAAATTTATTATACTTTATCAGGTAATGCTGTTTTAAATTCAGACTTTTTTGGATTACAAAATTCAGGAACTATTGGTAGAAATAGTAATGATGAATATGTAATAGGGGGCGGTATAGCAACTGACTCTAATACTGAAGGTCCTGAAACAATACAAATTTTATTTTATAAAGAATCATATCTTGCAACTAACATTGGCCGGGCAGTTATTACCATAGTTGACAATCCTTAATCTAGCATAAATAATGACATACAGGGGATTTTTCTATGTCTAGACAGTTAGTAAATATTGGTGCAGTGGCAAATGATGGCACTGGTGATCCGTTAAGAGATGCATTAGATAAAAATAATGATAACTTTTTAGAGTTATACAATGCACTGGGTGGCGACACCCCACTTACACTAGTAAACAGTGCAACTGGTAAAATGGATGTAACTGGTAGCAACCGTATTACATTTTTATACCAAGATTTAGTTGACTTGCCAGCAGCAAGTAGTTATCACGGCATGTTTGCACACGTTCATAATGAAGGCGCTGCATACTATGCACATGCTGGTAGTTGGATTAAACTTGCTGATGATAGCAGTGTACCAGTTAATATTGGTGATTTAAATGATGTTGATTTATCAACACCTGCTACTACAGGACAAATACTAAAATACGATGGTACTAACTGGGTACCAGCAGCTGATGGCGGCGCTGGCGGTGGCGGTATTGAGCTTACAGACTTGAGTGTTACTGTTGCCGCAGCAGGTACTGCAAATTTAGCATACAACAGTACCAGTGGACACTTTACATACACTCCCCCAGATTTAAGTGGATATCAATTAACTAGTAATGCATTTGATGGTGACTACAATAGTCTTACAAATAAACCAACAATCCCCAGTGCATTAACAGATCTAAGTATCAGTGATGGTACTAACGGTCAAGTATTAACAACAGACGGTTCAGGTAATTTTAGTTTCACAACAGTTACTAGCGGCACAAGTTATACTGACAGTGACGTAGATACACATCTTAATACAAGTAGCGCAACTGCAAACCAAATTTTAAGCTGGAACGGAAGTGACTATGCTTGGGTTGCGGACCAGACAAGTGCTGGTGGTACTGACACAGTTATTGCACCATTTGCATTTGCAAATGTAGAAACTACGTCTAACGGTTCCGCTACTGGTATTAGCTGGAGTAACTGGAATAGTGGAAACTCATCATTAGATTTTACTTTTGATAATGCGCAAGCAAATACACAATATACAGTTGTAACTGACAGTGAAACATTTGATGATTACCATGTTGGTATTAGTAATAAATCAACAACTGGATTTACGGCAGAGTTTTATGATAATAGTGGAGGCCGTACGCCAAGTAACTTTTCACCATTTACAATTATAGTATATGGAGAAACACCAACAGCAACAATTACAGGTTCTAATATAAGCAATGCTAGTATTAATGACTTGGGAGATGTTAGCATTAGTTCAGCAACAACTGGACAAGTACTAAAGTATAACGGCAGTAGTTGGATTAACGATACTGATGCTGGTGGTGGCGGTACATTTGGTATTGCTGGTAACATTGGTACCCATACATTTGATACATCAACTGAGACACTTACATTCCTAGGAACTACTGGACAAATTAATGCTGAAGTCGCAACTAACTTTATTTCACTAAGTTTAGATGCAGACATTACAGGACTTAACAGTATACAGTTTGAAGGTGCTACAGACGATGCATTTGAAACTACTATTAATGTCACTGACCCCACAGCTGACAGAACTATTACATTCCCAGATGCCAGCGGTACAGTAGCACTTACTAGTGATATTGGAAGTAGCACAGACACACTTAGTGACGTAACTGCACGTGGTGCTGTCACTAACGATGCTGTTACAATCAACAATACACTTACAGTAACAAGTTTAGACAGTACAGGACTTGGATTTGCTACACTGGAAAGTGCAAGTGATATCAGTTTAATTGCTGTTGGCGACATTAATGCAAATAGCAGTAAAATTACAAATGTATTAGATCCAGTTGATTTACAGGATGCAGCTACTAAGAATTATGTAGACACACAGGTGTCAAACATTGCTACTGGTGTTCCAACATTTAGTGTAACAGCACCTGACGCAGGACGTTACCAATATACTGGTGCTGGTACTGATGGTGACGACAATCCAACATTATACCTATATCGTGGATTTACATATAAATTTAATATCAATACCCCAGGACATCCTTTCCATATTCAGACATCGAGTGGTGCATACAATGCCTCAAACCTGTATACTGACAATTTGACAAATGGTGGTACAGAAAGCGGTGTTATTGAATGGACAGTACAAATGGATGCACCAAATACACTGTACTATGTATGTCAATATCACAGTGCAATGAACGGTTTGATTAATATTGTTTAAGGATAATTTATGAGTACTGAAGATCAGAACAGAGCAGTAGTTACTCTACATAAAGGTGTAGATACAGAAGAATTTGTAAACCAGATGATGGATGCTGGATATGAATTACATGACGAAAAGCCTGGCAGTAAACGTAACTTTGACTTTGTTATGACACGTGAGCAGGCAGCTGAATTGCGAAACGACCCACGTATTGTAGATGTACGTTATGGTAGTAAAATAGAAAACGGCTATCATCTCGTCAATGCAAGTTTAGATGAAACTACAAGAGCTTATGAAAAAGGAAGCACACTGGCACCTGACCAAGGTAACTGGGGACTGTTAAGTTGTACCAGTGGTGCTGATCCATATGGCGGCGTAAGTGGAACTGTTCCTTATAATTTTCCATATACACTAAGTGGTCAAGACATTGATGTAGTAATTCAAGACAGTGGTATTCAACCAGATCACCCAGAATTTATTAGTGATGCTGACGGGACAACAGTACGATATCAAACTGTTGATTGGCCAAGTATTAGTGGACTTAGTGGAACATATACTCAGCCAGCACAGTATCACAGAGATATAGATGGTCACGGTACACACGTTGCAGGTATTGCAGTAGGTAGACGTTTTGGTTGGGCTCGTAATGCCAACATATACAGTTTAAAAATCTTAGATGACCCAGGCAATACATTTGGTGCCAGTGCAAGTTTTAACATGCTTAGAGCGTGGCACAACAGTAAAAAGACTGCTAATCCACAAAATGACAGTGTTCCTATTCGTCCAACTATTGTTAATATGAGTTGGGGATATTTTGCTAATTATGAAAATATTACTGGTGGTAATTGGAGAGGCACGCCATGGACTGACACGCTAATGCAGTCACAATATGGTATGATTCAAGGACAACAGAGCGAAGGCATTTATACACATCCGATTCGTATTGCCAGTGTCGATGCTGATATTCAAGACTGTTTGGATGATGGTATTATCATGGTAGCGGCGGCTGGGAATGGTAGTCATAAATGTGATGTTCCTGGAGGACAAGACTACAATAACTATTGGACTAGCAGTGTATATGGTACTACATATTATCATCGTGGTTCAACACCCATGGCACAACCAGGTGTTATCAGTGTAGGCAATATTAGTTATGTTTACGTAAGTGGACAAGAACCACTGTTTAATAGTAGTGAAAAAGGACCACGTGTTGATATCAGTGCACCTGGCGGCCCTATTATGAGTAGTATTGCAACAGGTAGTACAATAGCATTGGCTAATGGCACTGCACCACACCCTGATAATAATAGTTGGGATATTACAAAAATTAGCGGAACTAGTATGGCATCTCCACAAGTTGCTGGTATACTAGCGTGTTTGTTAGAAGCAAGACCGCACTATACTCAAGAACAGTGTTTACGCTGGCTACAAGAAGTAAGTGAGTCTAATAGACTATACGATCCCACAACTGGCACCGCAGCAACTGATTATAATAATTTCCGTGCATTGCAAGGTGCGGCTAACTTATATCTTAAAACTCCTTTTACTGGCACTAATCCATACTCAGCAAGCTAAATATTAT